TTTATTATGATATAATGGTACCATGAAATATGAAATAAAAGAGACTCATAAGAACACATGCACCGATTTTGTGCAAGAATACCATTACTCTCCTGTTATGCCCCACTTGACCAAGAAATGGTTAGGCGTATATCGGGAGGGTATTCTTGTTGGCGTTATCACCCTGGGTTGGGGAACGCAGCCTTTACAGACAATCAACAAAATGTTTCCTGGGTTGACCTCGGCTGATTATTATGAAATCGGCAAAATGTGTATGCGTGACGACGAGCCTAAAAACTCTGAAACCCAAATGCTATCGGCTGTAATGAAATGGTGCAGAGACAACACCAACATCCGGTTGCTCTATACGCTAGCCGATGGTATCATGGGCAAGTGTGGATATGTCTATCAGGCTTTCAATTTCAAATATGGTGGCTCGTTCCGCACTCAAGTCTATAGGAGCGACAAGGGCGAAAAGATACACCCCCTTGCCGCAAGACACTTGTTGGCGGAAAACGCAGAATTCCTTGGTAAAGAGAAAATGTTTTGGCTAACACCAGATTTTATGGAGGCAAAAGGGATCGCAAAATACGATGGGCTGATGTTCCGCTATATTTTACCCATGACCAAACGTGATAAGAAGTTACTGAAGACCTCACCATTGAATTGGGAGCAACCATACCCGAAAGATAAAGACTTGGTGTGGCGTAAAATGGTCGGTCCTAAACAATACGAAATTTGCGATATGCCTGAATTTGACTTGACACAGGTCGAATATAATGGTAGAAACATAACAGCCCATAAGGCGCAGGGAGCAACGCTTGCCTCGTTCTTATAAATAGAGAGAGGAGAAGCATATGAAATCGTTCAAAGAATATCTAATAGAAGGACTACCGCATCACGGCGATGGCGACATTATATCTTTTACAGACGATGGTAAAAAAGAAAAAGGTATCGTATCGAAAGTAATTAGCCAAGGTCCCAACAGGGGTATGATTGATGTGCGATTGATAAACAACTTGGTCATTCGTGATGATCGTGGATATGCGTTCATGGGGCCTGTATATTGGAGAATTAATCAAGATGATATTCTGAAGGTCTTGGCTGTATTACCACCGACGTATCGTGGAACGGATAAAGATTTTGAAAAATACAACAAAGTTGCAAAAAAGCATTTTGATATAATTGACCAGAGGAAAAAGAAGAAATGAAATCATTCAAAATCCACCTAGAGGAAGCCAAGACTCCCAAGCCCTCGGCTGTATGGGTTGTAGGTGGTGCTGCTTCTGGTAAATCAACGATAGCCGAAGACGCTATCGTAAAGCAACTCGGTTTTGAATTGATTGATGTTGACCAGCCCTTCGAGGCTATGCTGAAGAAATTCAAGCTATCGCCCGTTATCGAAAAGCCTCCCGCTAAGACAGCCGCGCAAAAGGCTGCCGACAAACTAAAACCCAAAGTTACAATGTCTGATCTAAAAGACCCTATGGATTTCTTCAATGGCAAGAAACCCAGCACTCTTGGTGCGTCTGCGGTAGCCCGCGAAATCACCAAACGTAAAAACGAAAGTGTGATGGCGGCTAAAAAGAATATTTGCTTTGTGGAAACCGGTGGTCAAATCGGTGCTATCAAAAACAAAAAGAAAGACTTAGAAGACCTCGGATACAAAACCTTCGTCGTCTATGTGGGCGTTCACCCTAAAAAGAATTTAAGCAACGAGAAAGAGTTTCAAGTTGTTCTAAATACACTGAAAGAGCGTGGTAATAAGCGGCTCAAAGGCGGTGGTCGTGGACTCGATCCTAAAATCCTTGAGTCTTCATTGCGCCAACAAATCAAAGTTCGTGACCAGTTACTACCTATCTTCAGCCGAAATCAATTGCTGATAGATACTACCGATGGCGATCCTCGTAAGAATATCGCCAAAACGAAGAAAACCATCCAAACCTGGATGAAGAAATAGGAGATTACTATGGAAAAAGATTTTGGTTTTATTGACGGCTGGGGCTTATTCGGTGCTGACCAATGGATTGACGGCTCCCGTGGCTTTATCGGCGGCGGCGGTCATGGTGTTATTGAAGGTACCGAACGGTCTGGCGTAAACAGTCATATTGACGGCTCGGGAGGTTTCAAACCATGAATAGTTTCGCATATAAAACATCTATGTTTCAAGGCTTGGCAGCCTATGAAAAAGTCTCCGATGTTTTTCTCGCCATGTACATTAGGGATGATTTTGTGAAAGAGTATCTAATGGGCTTCAGAAAGGTCAATGTAGAAACAGCGAAAACTTTAACACATGCAATTGGTGATTACACTACCAAAATACGTAATCACTTAACAAGTCATTGAACAACCCTACACAGCGATCATAACACGCTGTCAAGTAGTTGTCAATACAAAAAGAGAAATAAATGGAAAATATCGTAACACAATATTGGCCTCAGCTTACGGCCTTTGTTATGGTTGTTATTGTACTAGCGAGAATGAAGACCGACATTGATATACTGAAGGACAAGGTAAAAACCCTGTTCGACTTGTGGAATAAAGAAAAATGAAAACATTCACCGACATAGCCGAGGGTATCACAAAACCAGTACCAAGAAACACTATCGTTTCTACCGTGCAGAAAGCACGTAAGGCTATTGTTGGGAATGAACTTTCACCGAGACAAATCGCGCAAGCGATGGGCAAAGCCCTCAAAACGAAGTTCGATATAGAGGCGACCTTCCGCACAGTACAACTCGGACAAGGCATGGACCAAGGCGATATGAACATAAACGCCTTCTATTCATGGGCAGACGACGAGGACGGCGACACCGCGATCGAACTAGAATTCATGTTTAGCGCCGCTGACAAGAAATTGACGATTGGTAAAGAAGGCTGGGAATTCCTTATGAACGCCACGGTTGCCGCCCTTCAGCATGAACTACTCCACCAAAACCAGTTTCGGTTAAGGGGATTCAAGCATCAAAAAGACTTCACCAAATTTTCCAGTGAAATTCCTAAGGTCATGAAAGCCCAGAAGTACCTTGGAAACGACGACGAGATAGAAGCATTCGCCCTAAACATATCAAGAGAACTGGTCTCTTTCTATGGAAAAGACGGCGCACTCAATAAACTCCGCAATATCAAGAGTATCAAGCCCAACGAAAGCGTGAATATGTTCGCATATCTAGCAGCCTTTGGCTACGATACCAAGCATACGGTCATAAAAAAGCTACTCCGCAAGATCGTTTTGTTTATAAATAAGAGATAGAACACGTTAGGGTACGCCAAACCGGTTCGATATTGATGCCACCGTACCCATGATATAAGAGGATTACCGATGGCAGACGATAACGAAACAGAAATTGAAGAAGTCCGTACCTTAAAAGTAGGTGACCTTCTGAAAATGCGCCGTAGATTCAAGGGCGTCAATAAAGCAAAAATCAAACGTGGCGCTAAAAAAGCAGCCCGCAATCCCGTAAGAAACATAGCCGCTCGTTCCGAGAAACTGGCCAAACGTCATGCAAGAAACGCAGCGGCTGAACGTCTATCTGGTGGTAAGAAGAAAGCAGACCAGTCATTAGCCGACCGCGTTCGCATTTCAAACCGTATCAGCAAATCCACAGCCATTAAGAAACGCATCGACCGCGAAGCCAAGAAGGGCAAGCGTATCGTTCGCCGTGAACTTATCCAATCCCGCCATAAGAAGAAGACCAACGAAGCACTTGAAGCCAAGTCGGCTAAGTGGGATATCTCGTTTGAGATCCTGGAGCAAGTTTTCAGCCGTGGTCTAGACAAGCACCATGAATTGGAAATCGATCACTTGACAGCCGAGCAATATGCCTTCGCAAGAGTGAATTCTTTTCTAGCCGGTGGGGCAGCATTACAAGAAGACATAGATTTGGTTGAAGAAGGTGGCGCAGGAGAATTCGGCACTAAAAAGTTGCGTGATAAATACCTCAAGGATACACCACACGCTTCTATGGAGCATATGTATTCGGCTGACAAACCTGAGCCTGTTGACACATATTTGAACCAGACCGAGGGCTTCAATCTTATGCAGACTATCAAAGGTTTAAAAAAAAAATAAACTATCCGTCTAGTTTTCAGAAATCACTTGAAATGTTCATCAAGATTCGGAAAACCAGTACAACGAAAACTATCGGCGCCCAAGCGGCAATGGCTGCAAAGGCGACGAACCTTGGACCAAAGGAATTTTTAGAGTGGCTTCACCAACAAGACAAAGAAGGCAATCTACCTAAGGGACTACTAGACACAAAACAAGCGAAATTTTTCAAAGGAACTACATAATGACTAACCCATGGCACAACAACAAAAACGACCCACTTGTAAACGCAGTACGCGACGTGGTACAAAAAGGCATGGTAAAACGTGAAGCTGATATGAATGAAATCGGGGCTGCTATGAATGCAGGCACAACGGAACGCATCCAGGGTTTGAAAGCCTTAGAAGCGTTACATGCAACGCCTATGGAAGTCCAAACCGCACTAGGAACTAAAGATGATTAAAGTCACCAAGAATGGTATCGTCAAGGAAGTAACCCTTGCAAGTATCTGGCTCAAAAAGGGTTGGGAACTGGCTGAGGGCGTCAACAGCGAAAAAGAAGGTGCGAAAGCCCCTGTTGGTAAAAAGAAGACTACCGACGACGACACCTCTGTTGACACCCAAAATCCAGAGATCGAAGGCGACAAGGGCGATAAGAAAAAGAAGGCTAAAAAAGAGCCTATCGAACTGAACCCAAAGTTAGAAGAAGAAACTCTTGACGAACGCAACTATGCCCTTGAGCGCAAGAACTATCATGGTACGCCAGAACAAATGGCCAAGAACCGTGCAAGAAAGCGCGCCCGCTATGCTATGGAGAAACTTGGTAAAGTCAAGCGCGGTGACAAAATGGATGTTCACCACAAAGACAACAACCCAGAGAACAACGACTCAAAGAACTTAGCCGTACAGACACAAGCGGTCAATCGCTCTGAGCCTAGACACCGTGACGACGCAGGGTCTGCTGGTCTTGGTGAAAGTATCAATGAGGGTGCTGTAAAAATAAGTAAAGCCCGCCTGATAAACAAATGGAATGTTACATGGCCCGCAGACACACCTAGGTCAGCCCATGTAAAATCATTCAATGACGAAAAAGAAGCAAAGAAATTCGCCAAGGATAAAAGAAAAGAATTGGGTGAAGCCACACAGTATGACATAGATATGATGGGCACATTGGGCACCCGTGGTACACATAAAGTCACAGCCCGCACAGAAAAAGAAGCACACTATAAGGTCCGTCGCAAAGAAGGCCTTGGAAAACAGGACGTTCATTCCATGAAAACAACAGAAACACCCGCCGACGAAATGACAGAAGATTCTGCTAGTCGTGCTTTCCGTGACGCCCGCCGTGGCATGAAAGCATCTGGTATGCTATCGAAGCGTGATAAGGCTGACCAGGACAATGATTCAGAAGAAGCCATTGATGGTAAAGAAGACAATATCATCATGCAACTCCGCAAGGCTGTTTCACTCCGCAACGTCCAGAAGCCTGTTAAATTCCGTGACGGTAAGAAAGTCAAAGTGAATTCTGCACTAGCACAACAAGCAATGGATATGTTCAACTCTCTCCGAGGCGCAGATCGTAAAGAAGCGTTTATGAAGAAAATCTGGGCTTCCCATTCCGCTTTGCAGAAGGCTGTTCAAGAGGAAGTTGACTTGACGCCAGAAGAAATGGATATTTTCCTTGAGGCTATTACAATTACAGAGCGCACCAAGCAAGAGCCAGTCAAAGATGATAAGGATACCATTCTTGTCGTCAAGCGTGGTACTCAAAAGGTACAGCGTGTGAAAGCCTCCGAATGGAAAAAGTTGGAAAAGCAAGGCTATGTCCAGGCTGAAGAAACTGACCTCGAGGGTGAAATCATCTTTGAAGCAAAATTCAAAATTCATGTTGAATTGGGTTCTGTTGATCCTACAGAGAAAAAAGAAAAGGTCACAGCAAAAACTAAAAGAGAAGCCGAACAGAAAATCATCAAAAAATACGAAACGACAACCCGTCGGGTGATGTTCCATTCGGTTATTGAAGAAGGCGCAATGCACGCGGCACTTGGCGCCGCCGTACCTCTCCTCACAGTAGGCACAGCTTTTGCTGTAAGTAAGATTGCTAAAGCCATGAAAGATCGTAAGAAGGGCAAAACAAAAGCCGCGAAGACCATCAAAAGTAAGAAGATGAAAGAAGAAGTTGACCTTGAGGGAATTGTGCTTGATGAAGGCAACAAGGTTCCTGACCAAACAGACGATACCCTTAGAAGTCTTATGGCAACTGCCAAAAGCCTTGCAATGAACCCTAAGAACAAGGGTAATAAAATTCTTGCTGGTAGAACCAAGCAACTCCGCGACGAAATGAAAAAGCGTGGTCTCAAAGAAAATGACGAGGGGTCAGAAGATACCTGTTCATGTGGTCACGTTGTTGGTGAATGCAAGTGCCCAGCCGATTGCAAATGCTCTTGCAACACCGAAGTTGAAACCACAGAAGAAACAGAAATGGTTACCGAAAGAAAGCAGAATTATCAAATCTATCATAATTCATATTCTTCGGCTGTTCAACACGGTCGCGAACATGCTGAAAAGCAAGGGTTTGAGGTCAGTGAAGATGATTGGTGGCATAAAGTTTCCACCGGACCTAAGAAGCCAAGCGAAGGTAAGACAAATTCCATTCGCATTCCAGTAAGCAAAGCAGGCAAGCCAACCAAAAAAGCCTTGTCTATGCAAGTCTTCGGTATGCCAAGTGGTAAATATGAATTGAACATGTATATCGAACACAATGACCATGAAAATGAAACCGTGATTCGTGAAGAAACCAAGCCGAAAAAGAAGTCGCTTGAATCTTCAATCCGCGAGGTTATGTCGAAACGATAACAGGAGAACGTAATGCCAGCACCCAACCCAGATAAGTTGGAGCGTTTGTGGTACAGTTTTTTGAAGAATGCCAATAAGTTAGGATATGTCGTAAAGCCCAGTGAAATAGTGAACTTCCAACCCTGTCAAAATACCTGTAATATGGTACGAGGTAGGGTCGAAGTTCAAGCCCCAACCAGCTTAGAGTTAGTTGATATGGGGTACAAACCACGATATTCGCTGTCGCCGTTGCAAAAAGAAGCATATGACAATCAACAGAAATTATAAATAGAGATATGGATATATCTAAAGGAGAACACTATGCCCTTGTGGAAAAATAGAGACACCGACACCGATGGAGCCAAGCCTCTATTTGTAGCGGGTGACCCACACGTTAATACACTAAACGTGATCGCAACCAACGAAGGTTGGGTACATCGCCGTACTTACACCGATATGCACTCAAAAGCCCGTGAGAAAAACGAAGTTTTGGTTGCTATCAACCGTCTTGCTGGTGCTGAAAACATTACAGACGCTGGTACAGAAGGCCTTGCCGCTGCGACCATCGTTGATGTTCGATTCACTGGTTTGCAAGTCGCAGCTGGTGGAACATCTAACCTTATCGTGACGTATAACGAAGAAGTTTATGTTACTGGCAACCCAACACTTGCTATTGCCGCCACAGCAACTTCAGCCAACACGTCACCGATTAGTGTTACATACACTTATGCGTCTGGTAACGGTACTAACCGACTGACATTCTCTGGTACTATGGATGCTAACCAAGCATTCTATACAATCGGTGAAAATCCTGTTGTGCTTGCTGGTGGTACTATCAAGGACAAGTTGACATTTACAGCCAACTCTGACTTGACTATTCCTGCCGCACTGGCTGGTGCTAACTCTGTTCTCGGCGTTATGTACTCTAACACATAAGGGTAAATCATGGCTGACCAAAAAATAACAGACCTTACTGCGGCGTCCTCGATTGCTGGTGAAGACGTTCTTGGTTTTGTTGATGACCCTAGTGGTACACCAACGAACAAGAAAATCACCATCAACGAGATCTTCGCAGCGGTCCCAGCAAACACCGTGTTTAGTGGAAGTGTGGCGGTCGCAGGTGCGAACCTTCAGATTTTAACAACAGCAACCCCAGCCAATTCTACTGCGGTTGGTGTTGCAGGCAGTGTCCAATGGGATACCAGTTATGTCTACGTTTGTACCGCAACCGATACCTGGAAAAGGATCACTTTGACGAGTTTTTAATATATCATGGATTTGACAGCGAACAACTTTTTATTATTTGCCGCAAGAAACTACACCAACGATTACTGTGAGAGTGTAGATGAGTTTCACGATGACTTGAAAAAGATCAAGTATATCAAGCGGCTATTCAAGAAATACAGCAACGACGGTGAGTTAAGGGAAAGACTTATACTTAACCACCTCGTTGTCTTGTATAATGTTTTTGAAAGCGAGAGTCTGACAGAAATGCTCAAACTCAAGTTATCAGAATACGATAGTTATCTGAAGACGTTTCTATTCTACCTGAATTATTGGAACGACGCAAACGACACAACACCAATGGATACCAAAATCATTGATGCTTTAAGGAAAATTTGATGGCCGGAGCAGTATTAGACATTTTTCTGGTCTACCAGTTTCTGAAGCGACTGGTACAGCCATTTGATGAAACCGATGCATATAAGCAGGGTATCATTGACGAGCGCGGTAAGCGTACAGACAAGAAAATCTCAACCAAAGAAGAAAAAGACTCATATCGAATTTTCGATAAGATGGTTTTCAATCTCAAGAAATTGATCGAAAAGGTACCCTTTGGTAAAACTCGCATTGCGACCTATGCAGCCGCACTATTGCTTATCCGCGAACACCAGAATCCAAGTTATCAAGGTGGTCTACTCGCCGAGGCTTTTGAGGGTGCTATAGACGAATTTGAGAACAACCCCGAATCACTACAAGAACTGACCGAAGAAATTCTGGTCAATGAAGCCTCTGAAAAATACAAGGGTGTAATAATCAGTACCGACACTGGTGGTATGCGCCGTGGCGAAGGTGGTGGCAGAGCATCTTATTGGATTTCATCAAGAACCAGTAATAGTGGCAAAGAACGGTTCCGCACGAAAAAAGAAGCCAAAGCCCATATCGACAATTTGAAAGAAGAAATCGCCAACGCAGTTGGTGGTGGTAACGTCGCTGGTACTGCACCCGGAGAAGATCCACCCGTCAAAAAGAAAAAGAAAAAAGACGGTGTGGTACTACGCCGTGGGTTCAAGTCCTTTGTCAAAGAGGAAGCCGATGGCGCTCGTAAGCTGACCAAGGCAGACCTAGATGACGTTGAAAAGTTCGCAGACATGGCTTTCGCTAAGATGAAAATTGATGTTGAATTCACCCGCCACTTTTTGGACCGTGTGAACGACGCCCGCAACAAGAAACAGATTACAGCCGATGAACTAAAGATGTTGTTCGGTAAAGTGGCCAAGAAACATGCTGGTAAAATCCGTATGCTTGGTGACAAGGCGGAGCATATTATCAATTCTCTGAATACCGATATCAATTCACCGTTTGTTCTCAAACTAGACCGCGACAAGGGCTGGCTTGATATGACCATGAAGACGGTCATGCGTAAGAAGAATTTCCGTATTGGTAAAGACCAGAAGAAATTCACCGTCGAGCAAGACCTTGAGGAATTGCGGGTTCAGAAGCCCCAAGCGAAAGATACCCTAGGCATCCGCCGTGAGTATATGCCTCAAGTAGCCTCAAAAGATTACCCTGAATTGTTCATATTCTTGCAAAAAGCAGGGGCGAAATTGTCTAACAAGATGGTAGCCGCCCATGAACTGAAGCCTATTCAAAAGGAATTTTCCGATCAGGGCGTGACCAAGAGTATTGGTAAGGGTTTGTCGTTGGAACAAAAGCCTCTGATTATGTCGTCTGACGGCTATATCATTGACGGTCACCACAGATGGCTTTCCGTTATCAACACGAAACCCAAGAAAAAGATTCCGGTTATTCGCGTCAATGTACCAGTCAGAAAATTACTGGCACTTGTGAAAGCCTTCCCGGGCACAACCTATAAAGATATCTATACCGAAACTCGTTTGGAAACCTCTCTCAAAAAAATGTCAGAAAAATGGCAATAAACGCTTGACATTTGGTCGAAAATGGTGCATGATCAGATAGTAAGATCAGAAACCAAGGGGAGAGAAATGGTAGTGCGATTGAAGAAAAAAAGGTTGGACCGACGGTTCCCATGATGTAAACGCAAAAACACGTTCACAGCGTTACAACCGTAAAGACGGTGCTTACACACCAGAATTCAACGGTATTGACGAAAAGAACGATTGGGATTATGATCCTGAAACGTCAGAAGATTCTCTGTTGGGCATGATAGATTTGAATTCGGATTATTGATATGAACATAATGCAAACAAGTGCCGTAATAATAAATATGGACCAGATTGCTTCTGTAGGTCGAGGCTATGACTCGGGTTCAGCATATAGCCAGATTCCATATGTTGTAGAATTATCGTCTGGTCGACTGATACCAATATCATCGGATAATGATATTGAAATGTTGTTGTTGTGGTTCCCACGCCTGGATGAATTAAGGAAATAGATGAAACGATTTATAGAACAAGCAATATTGTCGGAAGCGTCTGACCGCGGCTCAATGCCTGAAATATTTTTGGATATGGATGGCGTTGTGGCTGATTTTAACCATGGCGCTGCAAGAGCAATGGACCGCAAATTCGGCGGTCGTCTTGACAACAACAAAATCACCAACGACGAATGGAAAATCATTCTCGCTACTCCTGATTTTTGGTTAACCCTACCCGTCTTAGCCGACGGCGTTCGCGTATATAAGTACGTCAAAAAGTATCGCTTGAATGTTTTGAGCGCAGCCCCTGATGGTGACCCCACTGCGGAAGCGCAAAAGAAAAAATGGTTCTTGAGCAAGATAGGAACCGTCTCTGGCAAAATCAACATTGTCAGACGTAAAGACAAAATCAAGTTTGCTGTCACTAACGGTACACCCAATATTCTCATTGATGATTTCAACAAGAATATCAAGGAATGGGAAGCAGCCGGTGGTATCGGAATCCTACATACCAGTGCCAAGAAAACTCTTGACGCATTGAAAGAATTAGGATTTTGAATAATGCAAGGATATTTAATCATGGCCATTATTATAGCAATGATGGCTGGTATAGGCGGCCTTTACTATAAAGACTCCCAAAAAACGATAGGGATCTTGCAGGGCAACGTGGCGAAGGCCGAAGTTGCGACTAAACTAGCCAAGAGTGAAATCAAGGCTATGGCCGAGGCGCAAGCGAAGCAGGAAGTTTTGATTGCCGCATTGAACAAGGAAATGATCAAAGCCGATGAAGAAGTTGCTGGTCTCCGCAAACTCTACCGCAATCATGACCTAACAAATCTAGCCCTTAAAAAGCCTGAGCGCATCAAAAAGATTATCAACGCAGGCACAATGAAAATATTTAAGGAGTTGGAAAATGAAACCGCTGTTCCTTCTAATTAGTCTCTCATTGGCGTTGGCCAGTTGTTCATGGGCCACAAAGGTTCTGGAACTTGACGTTACCACAAAAAACGCGACGATAGCCAAAGCTGGCTCACCAAGACCAGTATCCATGAACCATGTGGAATTCTATGTGGTCAACGAGGAAAACCTACAAGACGTAATTGCTTTGGTCAAAAAACACCAGGGTGAATTTGTTGTAATGGCATTCACGCCGAAGGGATATGAGAATATGTCCCTGAACCTCAAAGAGCTACAACGCTACCTACGAGAGCAAAAAAGTATTATTATCTACTACGAAAAATTCCTGTACGATAAGAAAAAAGAACCAAAAAAAGATTGACTCTCCGGTCTTATCATGCTATGATCTAGTATGATAAAAAATTACACAACAGACCACGCCGTTTGGAACCTCCACAGCATTCACCCATCGAATGGCACTCTCGTTGACCGAAGAACCAAATGGGGAAACCCTTTTGAAATCGGTAAAGACGGGAATCGACGGCAGGTTATAGAGAAATTCCGCCAATCAATTACGCCTGAATTTGAACAGGAAATCAAAAACGAGTTATGTGGTAAAGATTTGCTTTGTCATTGTAAACCAAAAGCCTGTCATGGTGATGTGCTTTTTGAAATCGCTAATACTAAAACCCTCTTTTAGGAGATATATTATGGAAAAACTTGGAATTGCATTTGGTGCTGGCACCGTCGGTCTTGTCCTTGGATTATTCTTGCCTATCATTTCAGCCGCTTCCGGTTGGGTAGCAGGCTGGATGGTTGAATGGGCGTTTGTTGAAACGACAGATAAGTTTTTGGTACTTCTTGGTATGCCCGATTTTTCACTTGCTGAAGTAGGCGCTGCTTTGGCTTTCTTTGCTGCATTCTTCAAACCCACACAAGTTTCAAAATGAAAAAATATGTTTATTTGGGCGGCCCAATGGAGGGCATGAACCAAAAACAGATTGATGATTGGCGCTGGGCTGTTTCGAAAGAATGGGAAATGGATGGACGAACGATTGTCGGCATCACCCCTAACCGCTGTGAACCAGACGAGCCTTACAGCCAACGTGGCGTCAAGGAAATCTATCATAAAAACCTGATGGACTCAAAACGCTGCGATCTGTTGTTCGCTTATCTGCCGTCTGAAATGTCTGAAGGTCGCGGAAACTATGGCACGACAATGGAATGCGCTTGGTTCATGTTTATGAATAAGCCAATTATTCTCGTCACAGACAATCCCGATATTTCTAATCACCCGTTGTTCGCATACGGCTGTGGTTGGATTGTGAAAACACTTGATGAGGGCGTTGATATCGCCAATCAACTTTTAGGAGTTTATGAATAATGTCATTGTGGGTAGACAAGAATTTTCTGAATATACTATCGGCCCGTCTTGATCGTTTCAAGTGGAAATCAAACACTATTGCCAACTGTCGGTGCCCTTTCTGTGGTGACAGTCAGAAAAACAAATACAAAGCCCGAGGTTATTTCTTCACCAAGAAATCGGGGATGGCATTCAAATGTCATAACTGCGAAATAGGTCACAGCCTTGGCAACGTCATTAAGTCTCTCGACCCAACACTCTACCAGCAATACGTCATGGAAAGATACAAGTCTGGTGAGGGTCATGGTAAACATGCTAAACCCCATGCCAAGGTTGAATACAAAGGTGATGCCCCGGTCTTCGCTAAAAAATCACTTATCGACACATTGATGGACAGGGTAGACAAATTACCCGAAGACCACATGGCGGTACAGTTTGTCAGGGGCCGTCAAATCCCAAAGGCCGCTTGGAGTCGTTTGTATCATATCAACGACGTTCAAGACTTGCACCAATTGTCTGACGGCTATAAAGACCGTATCATCGGCAACGAGCCACGATTAGCGATTCCGTTCTGGCATAAAAATCATAATGGTGAACATATGTTCGCACTTACTTGTCGGTCATATGAAGACGAGGCCAAAGTTCGGTACTTGATGCTTCGCATTGATGAAAATATTCCTTTGATTTACGGTTCAGAAACTATCGACCCAAAAATGCCTATGTACGTTGTCGAAGGACCGATTGATTCTCTGTTCCTTGATAACTGTCTGGCTGTCGCTGGCTCTGACTTTAAGAAGATTCGCAAACTCTTGTCGCCCGAAAGCACGACCATGATTCTTGACAATCAGCCAAGAAACAAAGATGTAATCAACCAGATGCGGGGTTCTGCTAACGCAGGCTTCAAAGTATTCATTTGGCCTGATGCTGTCGTCGCAAAAGATATCAACGAGTGGGTTCAGGCAGGAGCCACGAAAGAATTGATGATGGACAATATCGAAGCGAGATCCAAAACAGGCGCAGCGGCCCATCTTGCAATTAATGAATGGAGTAAATTATGATAGTTGAACAAAAGCCACAGGTCGTTACAACAACCCGCTCGGTTTGTCAGTTTCACCAGGATAATCCGGGTAAACAATACGCCGGCTGTACCTGTTCTGGTGGTTATTCGACAGGGGATAAAACCTATGACGAATACACCGAAGAAGAATTGCGTGAATTATATGGCTTGGGAGGAATAGGCCGATGAAAGTAACACTAAAATCTTACACAATGCCGAGTGAGGAGTTGATGCTAGAAGGCTTGACTTCGGTTGAAGATCTTGTGGCGTACTGTGCGAGGGTTTCTAATCCTGCCAATCAAATCAACAAAGAAACATCGGCTAAACTTATCAAGTACCTCGTCAAACACCAGCACTGGTCACCACTTGAAATGGCTGATGCAACGATTGAGATTCAAACGACGAGAGATATCGGTCGGCAGGTTTTGCGCCACCGTTCTTTCGTGTTTCAGGAATTTAGCCAACGCTATGCTGACCCGACCGGAATGGGTTTTGAGATTAGTGAGGCTAGACTACAAGACACCAAGAACCGTCAGAACAGTATTGAGGTTGATGATAAAATATTGAGCCAAGCCTGGGTAAAAATGCAAGAACTACACATTGAGGCGTCGAAAGTAATATACACATGGGCTATTGAAAATGGCATAGCAAAAGAACAAGCGAGAAAGATTCTACCCGAGGGGCTTACGACGACCACAATGTATATGAAAGGATCTATCCGGTCATGGATTCACTATATATCCTTGCGCTCTGGTAACGGAACGCAGAAAGAACACCGTGAAATCGCTGTGGCTTGTGCTACCGAAATCGCTAGTATCTTTCCGTTGATGAAGGAATTTGTTGATGCCGATTGAGAATGATATAGGCGATGAAGTGATTGTTTTTGTTGGTCCACAACGAACCCAATATCGGGGTTTTGTCACCGATAAAAAATACAAAAAGAAACAAGGCTTCCGTGATTGCGCCATATATCAAATAGACAAAGTTGCAGGGTGGCATTATCAAGGCGTCACTTGCGATGCCAAATTGAACGACTTTCTAAAAAAAAATAACAAGCGGATTGCAGAGGAACGAAAAAACAAATGAATAACTACCTAGCCACCCCTTACCAAGAATTTATCCACCTAAGTCGTTACTCAAGATGGCTGCCCCTGTTGAACCGCCGTGAAACTTGGATGGAAACTGTCGAGCGATACTTTGACTTTTTTCAAGAGCATCTTTATGAGAACCATAAATTTCGTCTGACCAAGCCTATGCGTGACGAGTTGATGTTTTCTGTTCTTGAACAAAAAGTGTTGCCATCTATGCGCTGTCTTATGACGGCTGGTGAAGCACTGAAACGTGAAAATGTGGCTGGGTACAATTGTTCGTTCGTTCCTATTGATAACGTCCGTTCGTTTGATGAAATCCTTTACATTCTTATGAACGGTACTGGTGTTGGTTTTACTGTTGAACGCCAAGACGTAAACAAACTACCTGAAGTGCCAGAAGAAATTTATCCTACAGACACCGTGATAGTCGTGGCTGATTCCAAAATGGGCTGGGCTAAATCACTCAAGGAACTTATCAGCCTTTTGTATTCTGGGGCTATTCCTAGTTGGAACACTGACAAAGTAAGACCAGCAGGCACTGTATTGAAAACTTTCGGTGGTCGTGCATCTGGTCCAGAACCTCTTGAGGATTTGTTCCGTTTCGTTGTTGCCACTTTTCAGGCCGCTAAAGGGCGCAAACTGAATTCCCTTGAATGCCATGATATCGTTTGCAAGATCGCAGAGATTGTGGTCGTTGGTGGTGTTCGTCGTTCTGCACTAATTTCATTGTCTAACCTTTCTGACGACCGTATGCGCCATGCAAAATCTGGTCAGTGGTGGGAGAATGACGTTCAAAGGGCTCTTGCTAATAATTCAGCCGCTTACACAGAGAAGCCAGACATTGGTATCTTTATGGAAGAATGGCTGTCGCTCTATAATTCAAAGTCCGGAGAACGAGGCATCTTCAATAGAGCCGCTGCTGAAAGACAAGCCATCAAATATGGTCGCCGTGAGGCTGGTCATGAATGGGGTGTAAATCCTTGTGGTGAAATCATCATGCGCCCACGTGGTTTCTGTAACCTCTCTGAAATCGTGGTTCGTGCTACTGATACGGCTGAAAGCCTAAAAGAGAAAGTTCGTCTTGCTGTTATCCTTGGTACATTCCAATCTACCCTGACCAACTTCAAATACCTTACGAAGAAATGGAAAGAGAACGCAGAAGAAGAACGCCTGTTGGGCGTGTCTATGACTGGCATCATGGATAACGAATTGACTAACGGTAAGATGGGCATGGCAAAACTAGAAGCCTTGCTTGACGAGTTGCGTCTGGTTGCTGTTGAAGTCAATGCCGAATGGTGTAAGAAATTGAAAATCAACCAGTCGGTTGCGATCACTACGGTCAAGCCATCTGGTACAGCCTCACAGTTGGTCAATTCTTCTTCTGGTATTCACAGCCGTCACAGCACCCATTTCATTCGTCGTGTTCGTGGTGATAAGAAAGACCCACTTACCCAAATGATGATGGAAGCCGGCTTTCCCCATGAGGATGACGTTACGAAAGCAGATTCAACAACCGTCTTTTCATTCCCACAACAATCCCCTAAGGGTGCTATTACCCGTGACGAAATGACCGCGCTCGACCAACTTCGGTTGTGGTTCGTTTATCGCAACCATTGGACAGAGCATAACCCATCTATCACCGTTTCTGTAAGGGAACATGAATGGATGGATGTTGGCGCTTGGGTTTATGAAAACTTTGACGACGTTGGTGGTGTTTCGTTCTTGCCGCATAGCGAACACACTTATCGGCAAGCCCCGTATGAAGATATTTCAGCCATGGACTTTATTCAAATGGAGGGCGAAATGCCAACCGGTGTTGATTGGTCAAAACTCTCTGACTATGAACAAATGGATAACACAAGTGGTAGCCAAGAATTGGCGTGTTCTGCCGCCGGCGGCGCCTGTGAAATCGTTGATATTGGTGGTAACGTCTAGGGACATATACATAGTTGCAACGATAACAATATGAGTTGCAATTATGAGCGAAGAAAAAATTGAATGCGATTCTTGCGGCAGTGAATTTACTATCATTGCTGGCAAGAATTGCGAAAATGAAGAAGTAAGACATTGCCCATATTGCGGGCATGATATTGTCTATGCTGAAGAAGTTGAAGGTTTCGCAGAGGAGTTCGGTGATGAACTGGACCCTTGGGAATAAAGAGATCGAAGAAGCACCTAAGGGCTATGCGGGATTTGTCTATCTGATTACCAACACTCAAACCGGTATGAAATATATCGGGCGAAAGTATTTCTGGAGTGTTCGTAAAGTAAAAGGCAAGTCAAGACGCCAGCGTACCGAGTCTAATTGGCGGCAATACTATGGTAGTTCAAAACCTTTACTTGAAGATCTCGCCATGTATGGTAAAGAAATCTTCAAACGTGAAATTCTTTCAATACACACGACAAATGGCGACGTAAATTATGAAGAAGTGAAGCAACAGTTTTTGCATAACGTCCTTGAAACTGATGGTTGGTACAACGAAAATATCAACGGTAAGTGGCACAGAAAGCCACAGCATATTATGGAAGCGAGAATTTATAATGAGAGTTGTGATTTACGCAGCATCGGCCAACCATCCGAAGTTTGAAACTTTATTGCACGACTTTGGTAATGCAATTGCTACCGTTGAAGATACGGTTGATGTTGTCTATGGCGAACAAATCACTCCATGGTGCCGCGATGGTGCTGACCTCAATATCATTTGGGGTTCATGGAAAGATAGAAACACACCATGGCATGAAGTCAAGCGGGCTGTTGTCGCAGAAGACACGCCTTTCTTGGTCCTTGAAACCCCTGTAATGGGGCGCAAGCCAGTCAAGGATGTTATGGACGATACGTGGTACCGCGTTGGTATTAATGGCTTTCTGGGTGATACAGGTTTTCATCATACGGTCGGGTCGCCCGGCGATCGCTATCTGAAAATGTCGGAAGAGTTAGACATTGCTTACAAGCCATGGAAAACCTCTGGTGGACCAATTGTGATTTGTCTTCAGTTGCCTGGTGATGCTTCATTGCGCGGCGCTGATATCAGCCAGTGGGCAACCATGATGGCCCACGAAGCCAAGCATTACACAGACAAGCAAATTCTGATCAGAACACCTCAATTGCCTAGACAATTCGATTTCTCTGGAATGCCCGATGGTGTTCTATACCAAGAAGGCACGGCTGAAAATCTTCAATCAACCATGGATCATGCCAGTTGTTTTGTGACGTATTCAAGCGGCGTAGGTACGGACGCTGTTATCAACGGTACACCTACTGTTGCGTATAATTCGGCTTCGATGGTTTATGGTATCGTGCCCAATCGAATTCAATGGCTTGAAACATTTACACCTACCGACCGCCGCCAATGGATTCATGATATGTGTTATTGTCAGTGGTCGCAAGAGGAATTATTAAACGGCGAATGTTGGAAATATATTAGGAGTAAATTATGACAGACAAACTTCCAGACCACCTTGGTGGGCATGTGAATTATACACATATTGACATTGGTTCATTAGAGTTCATGCAGAAGAATTTCGGCATAAAATCTATGATGGACATTGGTTGTAGTATGGGCTGGCAAATCCGCGAGGGGTTGGCTTTGGGTATCGACAGTTACGGTATCGACGGCGATTTTACCCTGACTTGGGACGACGATATTTTTGACAGGGTTTCTCTATTTGATTTTCAAGACGGAAAGCCGGATTACATGGATGAAACTTTTGACCTCGGTTGGTCTGTTGAATTCTTGGAGCATGTTGAAGAAAAATATATGGTCAACTATATGGATTTGTTCCGGCGCTGTAAATATGTCGTATGCACCTATGCTCCCCCCGGCTTCCCTGGTCACCACCATGTAAACTGTCAGCCGCATGAATATTGGGTTGACAAGTTTGCGAGTTATGGTTTTGAATACGACGAGGAAGTTACCGAACGAATTCGTTCCGCTTCGACCATGGGCAAACCTTTCATAAAAGAACGCGGTATGTTCTATAAAAGGAACGACTAAAATGTTTTTCAAATATCCTGATTTGTGCGACATTCCCGGCGTCGGAGAATCAATGTTCCCTGAAAGCGTTGACCCGTCGCCGTATTATGATTCTATGAGGGTGGCTATTGATATGGCTTACCTCGCCGGGTTTATGTCTGGCTATGATGGCATAGTAAGGAAAATTAAAGAGCATAATATCTTGACGCCCGAGGAATCTAAGATTTTGGAGTATCAGAGGGGTATCGTTCAAATGTGCGTCAATACCCATTTGTCATGGAAAAAAGACCAGACAGTCCGCCTTGATTTGCCTTCGTCGCCAGTATATGATGATTTGAAATACAAGGGCGTTCATAGTTTTACCATTGGCGAAGATGTGATTTCACGCGCAACGGAAATCTTGAGCGGTCGCATTGATTCACTATTGAATCTTACTGACCATGTGGCAGCGCCGCATCAAATGGATCGTGCATTAGCAATTTCGCCCGGTGCTGAGCCTGAATTATTTGAATTGTTTTTGAAAGCGTTTGACGAGCATAAAATACTTGAGGCTTTATCTAAGTCTAATGGTACGCATAAAAATCTAACAATGACTTCGATAAATCTGCATATCTCTGAACCGACGGATACCCACCATGAAAGAGTCATGCGAGATTTGCCCGCTTCGAAAACCAAATTGGGTAATCTACACAAAGACCCAAAACGAAACTTGATGAAGTCCATTATATATCTAAACAATGTGGATTCGGAATCAGGCCCATTAATCACGGTTCCAGAATCATTTCACTGGAAGCAAGACGATTTAGATTTTATTATCGCCTCTGGTAATTCGATTGGAAATTATCTATTGTCTCCGGCTCATAGAAATGTGATGAAGATGTTTCCTGACCAGATGCGGGGAAACGCTATCTTCGGTGGATATTATGCCGATGGTTCTGGCGAAAGTGATGAGATTTTGAAAAACATGGTCGAGCATATAAGCGAAGAATCCAATTGTATGGTATTCGACCCGGTGAAAACAGCCCACATGGGCGGAATTTGTAAATCTAAAAGAAGAATTGCTTTACAAATCTTAATGAGGTAATCATGGAACTATCAAATGAAGTTTTGGTCCGGCGTCAATGGAAAGACGACCTTTACCAACAACTAATGACGAAATCGATCTTGCGGGTGTTAGAACCTTTTGTTCAAAAGGATAGACTGACCATTGACGTTGGTGGAAATACAGGATATCAAACCTATTTCCATTCTCAAATAAATGAGGTGGTTACTTACGAACCTGTGCCTGAATTGTTTCAAGTCCTGAAACAGAACATCATCGGTAAAAATCCTCCCCACAAAGTTGAATTTATCAACGCCGCTGTGGGTGCGACCGACCACGACATTACCCTTTATGTTGATACCGACCGGTTATCTATGACTTCACAGACGCCACTGGTTAGCAACGTCAAGGAAATCATTGTGCCTTGTGTTGCTCTTGACCTGCAAGATCATAACAACGTCGGTTTTATAAAAATTGATGTTGAAGGATATGAGTTAGATGTTCTTAGGGGCGCGGAAAATATTTTAATGCGCGACCGCCCGTCCTTGATGGTTGAAATCTATGAGCCTTGGTGTAAAAAGACGAATACTCCCAGTGGTGAATATTTCAAATTCCTATTCGACAGGGGATATACGGCCTTTTATTACGACGGTTCTGATGAATTGGTCAGTATAAATACAGCCGAAGATGGTGAACACGCTGTTGCGAACCATCATAAATTACATGACGGCGATTTTTTGTTTATGGAGAGGTGACTTGGCGATTGAATTGAAAAATAGTATGTTTGTTCATATACCTAAAACGGGTGGCACCTGGGCCGTTCAAATGATTACACAAGCGGTCATCGGTTATAAAACAATAGGTGATCCGGTTTATGACGGACACGCAAGCCCCGACACCGCCAAGGAACATGTGTTTGCGTTTATAAGAGAGCCAGCCACTTTCGCCCGTAGTCTGTGGCACCAACGCGCCAAGGTCAAAAACAACAACCGAGGTCATAAATGGAACTGGCAGGAATATCTGCGGCTTGAAAGTGAATGTAAGTCAGAAGACTATGATGCCTTTTTGGAAAACTGTGCCAACTGTGAAAATGGCGTCGCTGAATACTACGACCATTACATTGGTAAATACCCAAATATTATTGTGGGCAAACAAGAAAACCTAGCCGACGATATGATAAAAATCCTCGACCAGTGCGGCGAAGATTACAACAAGCCATATATCATCGAACATGCCAACCAGATAGTTCGGCCTGGTAATGTCAACACCATGGAGCCTGATATCCGCAGAAGGATAAATGAAGCCAACAACAACTTCTCCCAGCAACACGGTTATATCTGATGGGAGTCGGTGACGATATTATGTTTTCAGGGATCGCAAAGAACCTTGATGTAAGACAGACCGATGGACTAATTCGACCAACGTTAAACGGCAGACCCGTCTGGTCGTCAATGTGGGATAACATCGACTTTTTGTCTAATGAGCATGGTACTATTGTCGAAACAAAACCCAACGGCAAACGATGGTACGTTGAATCATGGACTGACCATATTGAATACACCGATTGGAAAGCGATCCCGGGCGTTCTGAAATTCACAGACGAGGAAATGGAAGTCGCCTATTCTAGGATACCAGACGAACCGTTTATTATTCTCAACCCAGATTTCAAAGGCACCACTTCGGCTGACAACAAAGACTGGGGTTTTGAAAAGTATCAACCACTGACAGATATGTTAACCGAAGAGGGTCGCCGAGTTGTTCAGTTGGTTCCTGTGGATGATTACACCGATGTATCGGGAACAGTTACGCCATCACAAGACAAATTGAGTAACGCCTATATTATACGCACTGAAAGCGCAAGGGAAGCCTTTGCGATTCTCTCATTGGCAGAACTTTTCGTTTCGGGTGAAGGTGGAATGCATCATGCCGCTGCAGCCTTGAACATCCCGGGTGTTGTGATATTCGGTGGCTTTATCTCGCCGGATAGTACTGGCTATGATTGTCATGTGAATATTTCATCTGGCGGAGAACCATGCGGTACGCTATATAAATCATGCCCACACTGCCGCGATGCGATGAACGATATAACACCAGATATGGTGATGAAAGCAATCAAGGAATTCATATTATGACCTTCGAACTGAACCACTGGGACGACCCAATTCAATCAATGTACGGGCGCGGAACCCACATGACGCATTTATTCGCAGCGTTTCGCCCTGCTTTCTCCTTTATGGAAATTGTGGATAATCAGAAAATTCGTGATGAGAAACAAACGATTCTTGATTTCGGTGGTGGTACTGGGCGTGTCTCAATGTACCTCTGCCTTTACTACAACACACCGACAGTTTCCTATGACCCCAACCAGGATTGTGTCAGGGTCGGCACCATAATCAAAGACGATTTGAAAAACGACCACCTAAAAGCCAACCTTGAGATCACCAATGATATCCCAGACCAACAGTTTGATTATGTCCTGTCTCTGGCTGTCCTTGAACATTTGTCGGGTCAAGTTTTCACAGACGCCATGAACGATATGACGAATTGCCTCAAAGATGGTGGCTATATGTTCCTTTACTTACGAGAGCATAACCGCGCACAATTTCAACAATTTGTTATGGATGAATTGCCGCCATTTTATGATGGTCATACTCTCGTATTATTAGAGAAAACTGGTGATGCACTCTACCTGAAAAAAATCTCTCCAAAACGCTATTAATTTTCATTTTTCTCTTGACATTTGGTCGAAAATGGTGCATGATCAAATAGTAAGATCAACAGAGAGAGAAAGAAAAGAAATGACTATTAAGACTTTTGACCGCGCCACAGTGAAGTCCACCCGCGACGAGTTAGCGGCGGCCCTCGCTGTTGTTGAAGCAAATTTGGGTGTAAAAATTGATGTTGGGAACGCTCGTTTCACGGCTACCAACGTCACATTCAAAGTTGAATTGTCCGTTCTGAATTCAACTGGTAACGCGCAAGATAAATACCGTGTTGCCTTAGAAGCATTCTACCCTGGTTGGGCTGACAAGACTGTCAACCTCAACAACGGGCTGTCCGGCAAAGTTGTCGGCTGGAACAAACGCGCTTCCAAGTATCCTTTCATTGTCGAAACTGCCAATGGCAAGTTCAAAGTCAATGAACGCACCGTCGAGTTTGGGGGCTGAACATGAAAAAAGAAACATTCAAAGCGTCAGCAGCCAAAATCGCCGAAAAGGGCTCCTTGATAGTCAAGATTTCAAACTACTTTTCCACCAGTTATTACTCAAATTCGTATCATGCGAAACAAACCACAAAGTGGTCTGGGTCTGTTGTTGAAGTGACTGAAACGCGAGTGTATAACCGCCGCGACCAGTTCTTGACAAAAATCAATGGGCGCAAACAATGGTTCGATCGCTGTCTTGTCAATGTTGTTCCCCAAACCACTGACGTTATTATCGTTGACGCAAACGCGGTTGTCAAAGCTGAAGAAGAAGCCATGCCTGTCCTGAAAGACGGCGCTGGCGTTGTCATAAAAGAAAACGACAAAATTTTCTATTCTGGTCAGTGGGGCGTTGTTACTAAAGTTTCCAAAAAGTCTGTCTCTGTTTTGTGGCTGAATAAATACAATAACGGCCATGTGAGTCATGTTAGCAACACCATCGAAATGTTGGTCGTTCCTTCCCTGCCTGATAACATCGGGCTGATAGAAATTTCTGTTGCCCAGGGCAATCTTGAAATGTATAAAGAAGCAGACCGCAACGATCGCGCAATGTGGAAAAAGCAGGAGGCTGAATTTGCCGCCGCCCGTACTGCTCAGGCTGCTAAAAAGAAAGCCGTCCTGGCCAAACTGTCAAAAGCAGACCGTGCCCTTATAGGAGTGTGACCGATGAAACGCAAGAACAAAATACCAAAGCGCCGTTGTGCTATGGCTATGGCTCTTGCGTCACCATTATTCCGCAAGCGTGTCGTACCTTTGAAACGTAAGTATAGCAGAAAGAACCTGAAAATTGAATGAGTATCAGCACCAGAGATTATTTCGCCTGTCACGCCCCAAAAGAAGTCTATAAAGATTTGACACTCGGCGCTATCAAAATCCATTTCGGTGATAGAGTGGAGGGCCAGTATGGCAGCGACGAACAATGGCTCCAAATGAAATGCGAATTGCGCTATCAATGGGCCGACGCAATGATTAAAGCAAGCCATAAAACAAGGGACTTCCTGAAATGAAAGTTGAACTGACGGTCCTGAACCCGAACTGGAAAAACCGTAAGGCTTATGTCAAGCCTATCGCGGAGACCTACAAGTTCGTGGGTGAATTGCTGTCACCCGAGGGTGCAGCCAAAGTTCGTCTGTCTGTTGAAGGCAGGGGTGAATTTACCGAGCGTGTCATAGACCGCGAACGAGTTCTTTCCTGTAAGGCCTACTGTGAGCCTGAGCCAAAACCGGCTTACCGCTTTATGTGGGATATGGATAACTACAACAAGTGGGTCGATGGTCCCGATACGGTAGCCCGTATCTTCGGTTATTGGTCTTGTTCTTGCTTTCCGTTTTTCAAATATCGGAAGTGCCAACACATTACACAAATGAAGGAAATTTGCCATGATGAATCTTAGAATTATGTTTGAAGCCAAGCCCGGGTTCGAAGTGAACGACACAGAAGAATTCAAGGCTCTTACGGAAATGTATCTTTATGATTTCCTGGGAGATATTGAATTCGCTGGTTCGATCTCAATGGACTGCAACCAGAAAGACTTCAAAGCCATGGAACCCGTCTGGCAATATATCGGTTTTGATATTGGCTATAAAGCCCTTGAAAAAATCTGTGATTACCTCGAGGATTATCCACCCCACGCATGGACCGTTCATACGTTCCTGAAGAATACCGAACGCAAGGACCGCGAAGGTTTCAGCAACAACGAATATCGGGTGGCTTGATGATTTCTCATAACGGCTGCTTGGTAGAAAGCGACAGATTCCAGAAACTAATCAAGGAGAAAGAGGTCGATTCTCTCCTTGAGATTGGTAGTCTGTATGGGCAGAACCTTTGGCATATGGCTAATTGCCTGCCCGTGGGTTCAAAGATTACAGCGATTGATTGGCCGAACGCCTCAGATGGCTTTGAAGATTCGAAAGAAAGCCTCGAGAATATAGCGAAGGCGTTGACAGCCAAAGGCTATGATGTTAAGTTGATTTTTGGTAATTCACATGACGAGAGTATCAAATCAATCGCAGAAGCCCGGGGTCCATTCGATTTGGTTTACATTGATGGTGACCACAGTTACGACGGGGCTTTGAAAGATTGGAACGAATACTCACCTATGGCCAATGTTATGGTCGGTATCCATGATATATCAAACGCCAACTTCGGTGTTCATAGATTCTGGAAAGACCTGAAGCAAGTCATGGACCGACCAGAGTCTCTGGATGAATACCAGGAAATGACCCATACCCACGACGCCGATTGTTTGGAGATATTCAAAAACAAACCAGCCATGCTAGGCATCGGTGTTGTTTATATAGAAGAAGCCTAAAAAAGTATTGACAAAAGCGGTCAGACAGAGTATGATCGTAAAATAGAAACAGGAGAGAAAAAATGTCGTCAGTAAGGAACAAGCGCACCAAGCAGGTATCGAAAGGTACCGGTCGCAACGTATCGAAGAAGACCTTGAAGTCGGTTCGGATTGCTAACAAGAATCCTATCCGTCGGGTTTTGAACCAGATGGAAGCGCATAAAGAGCGCAAGAACACCAGCCTTGGTAAAGACGAAACCAAGAACATGGCGCCCTACATCATGGATAAAAAAGGTTGATCTTTTTTCAAATCCCTGGTACCAAACGTATAAATAAAAGTGAACAACAAGCCTTCGTTACTGGCTACAAATAAAGAAAAGACCATGACTTCCATATTACTCGCCCATACGTCATATCTATTGTCGGAATCATTTCCGATGGTGAGTTGCGCCTGGGCGAAACGCCAAGATAATATTGGCGGAACCGGGATGGGATGATGAAAGTTTAAGTAGTAAAAGTAGTAACTTTCATGCCCCACCCTAGAATATAGGATGGGGCATTTTTTTTGAGTTTTATTGCATTTAGGGGTTGACATTTGGTCAGAAATAGTGCATGATCAGATAGTAAGATCAAGAACCAAGAGAGAGATTATGAAAAAGATTGTAGCGCAATTCGGAAAAACAGGAGCCTGGTTCTCTGGTGATGCAGCCTTGATGAGTGACGTTTGGAATGATGGTGGATTAAAAAAGAGTAATAACTGGGTTCGCGTGAAATCCGCTAGAACCGAAGAAGAATTTCTTGAGAATGTGAGTTTGGTTTTTCCTGGTAATTCGATAATCTTTTGTGAAAAGTTTATTTGAAAAAAGTGAAATTAGTGCTTGACATTTGCCGAAAAATAGCGTATGATCAAATTAAGATAGAGAAACAAACGAGAGAGTTAGAGGAGAGAACGAAAGAGATTGGTCAAGAGTTAGTCCGTTAAAACTACTAGAAGCAAATCGTTCGGCTGATAGTTATGGACACAGAAAATAAATAGAGAACGATTATGAAATCAGAATCCTGGGGTTTCATGTAGCAGTCAGCAAAGACGTAAAAAACCCAGAAGTAAACGAGTACAGCGACCTGCGGCTGTGAGTGAGGTAGGGCCTGTCTGGAGGGCAACGAAGCATCTTTGATGTGGACACCGATAGCAGAGAATTGGTTAAATAAACATTTTTGATGAAATGTGGTTCCACAATCTACGAGGAATAAACTGCTAGAGTCCGTAACAAGTATGTTTCCAGAGGTTTACATATGAGGGTCACTAGAGGGCATATGATTAGAATTCAAAGTCGGTTGCAAACGGCGGAGAGTAATTACTAGACATATGGAGGGTGCGGAGCCCCGGATCACCTTTCTTCAAAACTGTTTACAATGAGCGTGATGCCGAATGGTAAGGTCTTCGCCTGCAAAGCGAAATTGAAGTCGGTTCGATTCCGACCATGCTCTCCAAATTATAGCCTATGCCCATTGGGGGCTGACTTTTAAGCCGCAAGTAAGAAAGTCCGGTATATCTTGCGAATACCGAATACAGGTTCGATTCCTGTTATGGCTGCCAAATTAAGGGTGCGGGCGTGTTAAGAAACTTGAATGTTTCGGAAGTTAGTAAGGGGTCGACACCGAACTAATTTCTATCAAAGGGGTTCAACTCCCCTTTCTCTGAAAATTACTGGGTTGAATTCCGCTTTTGGCGAAGCGTCGAGTTCCCCCTTTTTATAAACGCTTGATGTTCTACACAACAAAACTTTCCCAAGGGAATGTGTAGGCTACTGGTGTAAAGTTGGGAATAGAAACGGTTCGATTCCGTTCTAGCGTTTATTTTATATGCATTGGTTAGGCAGGTGGTGAGCCTAAGAGACTGTAAATCTCCCGTTTTTTACTTTGAAGGTTCGATTCCTTCCCGATGCACCAATCATGCTTCTGTAGTCAAATGGATTTGGCACCTCCCTACGAAGGAGACATAATGCAGGTTCGAATCCTGTCAGAAGCCCCAATTCAAATATGGCGTTGCTAGTTCAGTGGCAGAATTCTTGACTGTGAATCAAGAGACCAGGGTTCGATTCCCGGCTCCGCCCCAAAAAGAGATGGCGTTGTGGCCTAGCTTCAAACGTTGCACTTACGGGGAACGGTGCATTAAACCTCCCGCCCCAAAAATTAATGGACCGCTTCCTAGTAGTGGCTATAGGGCAATCCTTTTAAGTTTGTTAGATCTGGGTTCGATTCCCAGGCGGTCCTCATTCTGTAATCCTTGTTGAATATCGAACTATTATAAAATAATAGCGAATAAACAACAAGGATTACAGCACATATATGGATACGAAGGTAGTGGTGACTATACCAACGGTCTCTTAAACCGTGTATTCGAGGGTTTGATTCCCTCCGTATCCTCCAAAGTTAGCGACCATCCACAAGGGACGTGTGGTAGCCAGAGGATTTCGCCTGCCTCCAGTCGCGCAATGTTTGTGATAAATTTGTTATTTCTACTGTCTACTAGGCACCAACATTCTGGACGCCGATGGTGCGGTATCCAACAAAATGCTAGTAGGCGGTAGTAATAACAAACACTTTGCCCGGTTGGCTTGATGGGGAAGCAGCACCTTTACACGGTGTGATTTATGTAGGTTCGAATCCTATCCCGGGTACCAAAGTTTTTTCCTGTGGGTCCCTATTGGGAGGGGAGTCGGCCTGTTAAGCCGGAAGTTACACGTTCGAGCCGTGTCACAGGAGCCAAATTCATGGAGAGCAGCGCCAAGGTGGCAAAGCGGTGTTGAATACCGTGCCGGTGGTTAGTAGCCCCGATGTTTCGATTACATTGTTCTCCTCCAATACCGACCCGTCTTCTAAATGAAATAGGAAACCACACTTTCAATGTGGATAATGCGAGTTTGAGTCTCGTCGGGTCGACATAGAGAACCTCGTTTGTCTAAATAGCCATATGTAAGACTATTAGACAAACGAGGTATCTTATGTTCTATACGATCTATCAAACGACCGATACCAGAACCGGTAAAATCTATATCGGTAAACATCAAACAAAAAAATTGGATGATGGCTATATGGGTTCTGGTAAACTCATAAGACGAGTTATCGAAAAACATGGTAAAGAAGTCCTTGAAAAGAAAATCCTTCATGTATTTGATACCGAACAAGAAATGAATGCCAAGGAAGCGGAACTGGTTACAGAAGAATTTTGCCAACGAGAAGACACCTATAATTTATGTTCTGGTGGTCATGGTGGCTGGTCATATCTCAATAGAGAATATTGGTCGAAGTCTGAAAACTTTCATAAACGAAATTCTGGTCAAGTCAAAAATCATCCATCCAGAGTGGCCGCGGGACATAGAACATCAAAAATAAATTTTGCTAATGTTCATATAGACGGCTTGGCAAAATATAATAATTTCAAAGGCAAAAAACATACAGAAGATACTAAAAAGAAGATAAGTAAATGCCTTAAAGGAAGAAACACAGGTGAACAAAGTTCCCAGTTCGGTTCCATGTGGATAACAAACAACCAAGAAACCAAGAAGATCAAAAAGACCGATGTTATTCCAGAAGGATGGCGCAAAGGTCGAACTATGGCGCGGTAGCTTAATCAAAGCAGTCCCCTAATAAGGGAAAAGATAGGGTGAAACTCCCTCCAAGCCACCAATAATACCCCTATAGTTTAACGGTAAAACACCGGTTTTATAAACCGCACAGTCTCCAGATTAGAGAGCGATGTGGGTTCGATTCCGAAGGGGATAACTAATTCATGTTGGTGTAGCTCAGTGGTAGAGCGTCGGTCTCCAAAACCGAGCGTCGGGGGTTCGATTCCTCTCACCTTCGCCAATTTATGTTGGTGTATTTCAGTGGTAGAATAGCAGATTCCAAACCTGCGGACCGGGGTTCGATTCCTCGCACCTTCGCCAATTATGCCCGTATAGCTCAACGGTAGAACATTCGGCTGATAACCGAAATATGGAAGTTCGATTCTTCCTGCGGGTACCAAACACGCCCGGCGGAGCAAAATCCGTCCAAATACAGACCAGGGCAAGTCTTTAAACTGTCCCCAAAAATCACGGTCTGGTATCATAAATGAACTAATGTCCTCGGTTGTCTCCCGGGTGTATGAGGGTTTGAGTCCCTTCCAGATCGCCAAGTTTGCGATAGCTTAATAATCCCGGGTAGCTCCCGAGTGATAAAGCACCGGCGAAATGAGCCGGGGTATGGGTGACGAAAGCGCGGTTCGAAACGCAAAAGTAGTCGGTCTTAAATGAACACCTCGCAAAGCCAATTTAAGAAAACGGGCCACGGTGGTTAATCCCTCTAGGGTCGATAGTGAATAACGATTTCCTGATGAGCCATGGACAATACAAAAAAAGGGAACCACCTGAATAACTATCCGTTGTCGGTCTGCGAAAGTGACCGAAGCTATTATGTCGGTGGAATTGGATTCACTATTCTCTCATACGGAATATGTTCTAGGTTCGATTCCTAGCTCC